AGCCACCAGTACAACTACTCTTACTAATAAAACCTTTGATGCAGACGGTACAGGTAATTCAATTACTAATATTGAAAATGCAGATATTAAGTCAGCGGCCGCAATTGATGCAACTAAAATTGCAGACGGCACTGTGTCAAGCACAGAATTTCAATATATCAATTCTTTATCTTCAAATGCTCAAGATCAACTTAATGAATTATCCGCTGTTAAAATTGCAGATTTAAGCGATGATACTTCACCACAACTTGCCGGATCATTAGATGTAAATGGACAAAACATTGTTTCAGTATCAAATGGAAACATTGCACTTGTTCCAAACGGTACCGGTCAAACAAGAATTACTAATTTACAATATAACGAAGATGTTCATGACATAGGCACAACAGGCGGAACAATTACTCCAGATGTTATAAACGGTAATATTCAAAAAATTACTTTAAATAATAATTTAACGATAAATGCTTTGAATAACCCTATTGCTGGACAAAGTTTAACTCTAATTATCAATACTAATGGCACAGGAAGAACATTAACATCTAGTTTTTTATTTGCTGGAGGTAATAAAACATTATCAACTTCAAACACTAAAGATATTATGACTGTATTTTATGATGGTAGTAATTATTATGCTAATCTTGTAATAAATTATAGCTAAAGGATTTAAATAATGATGCCATTAGGTTTTGCTCGAGGAGTTTTTGCTCAATCAGATGCTGGAATTGATCCGACTTCTTCACACAATTATACTGATAATATTGGTAGTGCTATTAGTGCGTTAAATTCAAATTTGAATCAAAGTTATTCTCCTACAAATAGTACGCATTTTAGTGCGATAGTGAGTCATATACAATCTGCAGGATATACATTAGTAGCTACTCCTAGATATGGCGCTATAGCTGAAACTCTTTATAATGTTGCTGACGTAGCATCATATAATTCTATGGGCCGCTTTAAAGATAATGTATTTCGTTATGACAATTATAAAGAAAGTGGCGCCATTTTTAATAATTTAGGGAGTTCAAATGGAAGTCCTAGTTGGTCTAGTCCAAGCCATTTAAGAGTTAGTGGAGGATTTAATACCACTTATAGTCAGTCGGTTATGGACGATCATCCTTTTTTATGTTTAGCTTTTTGGGACGGCGGAACTTATAAAGGAACTTTAACATTTGCTTATCATGATATGACAAGTTCATCTGTTCATGCTATTGGTGGAGGTGTTAGTGGTAATCTTCCGGCCGGTGTACACAGATTATATGATCTATTTTATCCAAGCCAAAATAGAAATATTTATGTTCATCGTATTGGTCCAAGTTCTAGTGGGTTCTTTACCGGTACTCAAAGTACTATCATGTCGCACGAAGCAAATTTTCATGTTACGCACGGTACTCATAGTAATGGCGTTTTTAGCGGTGATGATGGACAGTGGGGTTTCATAGCAAATCAACAAGGTGCTGGTGGTGGTTCTGGTGATATTGGTATGGGCTCACACCAAAGTTCCTCTTATGGTTTTGAAAATAAAAACGATAACGATACTGGCGGCACTGCAGGTTCATTTTATTGGGGAAGTCAATCTAGTAGTACAAATTATCATTGTTTTGTATTTACTAAATTCGTATAAATAGGATAAAATAGAGGAAATTATGGCAAATCCAAATTCCAGAGATAAATTAATACAATATTGTAAGAGAAAACTTGGTGAGCCAGTTATCGAAGTCAATGTTGATGAAGATCAAGTTGAAGATCGTATAGATGAAGCTTTACAGTATTTTCAAGAATATCACTCTGATGGTACATTTAGAGCTTATCTTAAACATCAAATTACTGCTGATGATGTAGCCAATAAGTATATTACGATAATGGACAGCGTTCTTTATATTAAAAGACTAATTCCATTTGGAACTAGTTTTGGAGCATCGTTTAATTTTTTCGATATAAAATATCAAATGATGTTAAACGATATAGCCGACTTACAGAATTTTGCGGGTGATTTAGCTTACTACGAACAGCTTCAACAATACTTGTCTTTATTGGATCAAAAGCTTAATGGTGCTCCGCAGATTGAATGGTCAAGAAAACAAAGAAGACTTTATATTTTTGGTGATTGGGCAGATAAAGATATTAAATTAAATGACTATATAATTGCAGAAGTATTCGCTATAATAGATGCTGATTCACATACTTCAGTTTATAATGATCTTTGGTTAAAGGCATATGCAACTTCTTTAATTAAAGAACAATGGGGAATAAATCTTATGAAATTTGAAGGAATGCAATTACCGGGTGGTGTTATTATTAATGGAAGACAGTTATACGACGATGCTCAAGGAGAATTAGAAGCACTTAGAGAAAGATTAAGATTAGAACACGAAATGCCAGTAGATATGTTTGTAGGATAATATGCCAACTAACTTTAATATCAGATCAAATGTTAAATCAGAACAAACTCTTTACGAAAATCTCGTAATAGAATCGTTAAAGATATACGGTCAAGATTGTTATTATTTACCAAGAACTGTTGTAAACGAAAACAGAGTTTTTGGTGAAGATGTTCCATCTACGTTTGATGATGCATATAAAATTGAAATGTATATCGAGAATATTGAAGGATTTGATGGCGAAGGCGATTTGTTTACTAAGTTCGGTGTTGAAATAAGAGATGAAGCAACTTTTGTTGTATCAAGAAGAAGATGGAAAGAAACTGTAACTCGCGCTAATAATCAAATAAGTTCAAATCGTCCGAGAGAAGGTGATTTAATTTATTCTATTATGAGTAATAAAATATTTGAAATTACACATGTAGAGCATGAACAGCCATTTTTTCAATTACAAAACGTTCCGGTATTTAAATGCCGCGCACAATTATTCGAATATTCTGGCGAAGATATGGATACTGGTATTGCTAAGCTTGATGCCATTGATAAAGACTTCGCATATACATATAATCTTATATTACAGAATGATACTAATTTAATTACTAACGGTATGACTATTAGTCAAATGTTAGATAGCGCTGAAAACATTTCAATTACAGGTGAAGTTTCTAATTATAATAGTACTACAAAAACATTAAGTTTAATTCATGTAGGTGCAACTGATGGTAAGTTTCATAATTTTAATTTAAATAGAATTATAACAATACCTGATGGTACTGGATTAGCTATAACCGGTATTACAGAAGATAATAAACTTTCTAATAATGAACAAAATACCGACTTTACTACTTCAACTGATTTCTTAGATTTTAGTGAAAATAATCCATTCGGTGATGTGGAGAATAATTAATGGCAGATGATTTTTTTGATTTTGGATTTACGGCAGTTGATGAAGATGAATTAGAAGCAGTTCAAACAGCTACTAAAAAGGTTGAAACTGTATCTACTGATGCAACAGCAATTAAAGATAAATTAGATGGATTATTTAATGCAATAATACCATTACTTAATAATTTAAAAAAGAATCCAGAAAAAGAATATATACTTTGGCCTGATAGGTTAGCTAAAGTAGAAGCATTTGAAGATCATCTTCAAAAGATCTATGAGGCTTAATCATGTTTGGTACTCATTTCTATCATGAAAAGACAAAAAAATGTGTTGCCATATTTGGTAGACTATTTAATAATATTTATGTTATTCGAAAAAATTCAAGTGGTAAGGTTATAAGTCAAGTCAAAGTACCATTATCATATGCGCCAAAAGCAAAATATTTAGAAAGAATAAGAGAAAATCCGGATTTAAGAGAAGATACAAGAGTTGCTATAAAGTTACCACGTATGTCTTTTGAAATTACTAGTATTAGTTATGATACAACTCGACAATTGTCAAAATTAAACAATTTTACAAATACAGGAGCTGTTAATTTAAGCAGACAAAAATTTAATACTGCAGTACCGTATGTTATTGGATTTCAATTAAATGCATATGCTAAAACTCAAGATGATGCTTTACAAATTGTAGAACAAATATTACCAACTTTTAATCCGCAATATACTTTAACTATAAAACCATTTATGAGTGAGCATCCAAATTTTTTAGAAGATATTCCGATTAGTATTGCTGGTGTAGGATTTGCCGATGATTATGAAGGAGATTTAGGAAGTAGAAGAACGATTATATACACTTTAGATTTTGAAATGAGAACAAATTTTTATAGTAATATTCCGACTTCTAAGATTATAAGAAAATCTGTTGCAAAAGTATTTAATCCGAGAGTTGGTTTTTTAGATTCAGCTCGAGGTTTAACAACAGATTCAGATGTTAGATTACAAACAGTTCAAATAGATCCTAATCCTATAACAACTATTGGTGATCCGGATAGTGATTTTGGATTTACTACAACAATATGGGGTCAAGATAGCGACGGAGGCTTTGGTAGCTAATGAAGTACATAAAAGATATAACAGTTTTAATTTTAGTAGTTGGTTTGATGGGACTATTGGGATTAATAGTAGTAGACGAATTTATGATGGCAAACGCGCATGGTGGAAAATTAGATGCAAGTATTATTGAATTATTACAAATGGCAATAACTGGTATTGTAGGTATTGTTGCTGGTTACGTATCGGGAAAGGGTAGTTCATGAAAACATATGAAGAAATAAGAGAAAGTTTATGGGACAACATAAGAAAAAGGCGCGCACAAGGTAAACGCAAGTTAAAGCCTGGTGATAAAAATTATCCTAAAACATTAGATGTGGGAGAAGATGCAAAGAAACTCACTGGGCGAGATTCAAAAGGTCATAAACGTGCAACTGAAAAAGGCGCAGGTATGACACAAAAAGGTGTTGATGCCCATAATAGAAAAACAGGTGGTAATTTAAAAACAGCTGTTACAACTGAGCCTAGTAAATTAAAATCTGGAAGTAAAGCATCATCAAGAAGAAAGTCTTATTGTGCAAGAAGTGCAGGGCAAATGAAAATGTTTCCTAAAGCTGCAAAAGATCCAAACAGTAGATTAAGACAAGCAAGAAGAAGATGGAACTGTTAAATGTCTGACAAAGTAAAAAATGACTATGAATATTCTCGTGATACTTATTATGAATTACTAGAAAAAGGCAAAGATAGTTTAGAAACAATGATGCAAGTTGCTAGAGAATCAGAACATCCTAGAGCATTTGAAGTATTATCTAATATGATAAAAAATTTGTCAGATGTAAATGACAAATTAATGGACTTAAATAAAAAGAATAAAGATATGGAAGAACCACTTAAAAAAGTGGAACATCAACAAAATAATATATTTTTAGGGTCAACGGCTGATCTACAAAAATTATTAAAACAAAAAGATGAGAAAATTGTAGATGCATCAAGCGCAGAGTTATCTAGGGAATCCTAATGTAAAGAAGGACGGTGTTGTACAACAATGGTCGGCTGAACTAGTTGAGGAATATTCTAGATGTATGAAAGATTCAACTTATTTTGCAGAAAAATATTGTAAAATCATTTCGTTAGATAAAGGGCTCGTGCCTTTTAAATTATATCCTTATCAAAAGAAAATGTTTAACCAATTTGAGGAGAATAGGTTTAATGTCGTTCTCGCATGTCGTCAATCTGGTAAGTCAATCAGTGCGTGCGCCTATTTATTATGGTTCGCATTATTCAATTCAGAAAAGACTATCGCTATTTTGGCAAATAAAGGAGCTACTGCGAGAGAAATGCTTTCACGTGTTACTCTTATGCTGGAAAATATTCCGTTTTTTTTACAGCCTGGTAGTAAAGCTCTTAATAAAGGTTCCCTTGAGTTTTCAAATAATTCTCGTATCATTGCTGCTGCTACTTCCGGGAGTTCTATTCGTGGTCTTTCTGTTAACTTATTATACTTAGATGAGTTTGCATTTGTAGAAAAGGCTTCTGAATTTTATACCTCAACATATCCCGTTGTATCTGCTGGTAAAGAAACTAAAATTATAGTTACTTCTACTGCTAATGGTATTGGTAATACGTTTTACAATATATGGCAAGGCGCAGTACAAAATATAAATGAATTTAAACCATTTAGAGTCGACTGGTGGGATGTACCAGGTCGAGATAAAAAATGGAAAGAATCTACAGTATCAAATACATCACAATTACAATTTGACCAAGAATTCGGTAATACATTTTTCGGTACCGGTGATACTCTTATAAACGCAAAAACACTAATGGAACTAAGAGCTCGTCAACCATACAAAATATATGAAGATGGTTCTCTTTTGATATACGAAAAACCAAAAGAAAAGCATGAATATGTTATGTGTGTCGACGTTGCGAAGGGTAGAGGACAGGACTATTCTACCTTTAATTTAGTCGATATTAGCGTTCGCCCGTTCAGACAGGTAGCTGTGTATCGCAATAATACTATCTCGCCTATCCTCTACCCTAACATTATTTATAAATGGGCTAACGTCTACAACAAATCTTATGTAATAATTGAATCAAATGATCAAGGTTCTTTAGTCTGTAATGGACTATATCAAGATTTAGAATATGAAAATATGCATTCAGAATCAGCTGTAAGAATGGATAGAATGGGTATAGAAATGACTCGTAAAACAAAAAGATTAGGATGTTCAGCTTTAAAAGATTTGTTAGAAAATAATAAGATTGCTATACAAGATGAAAATACTATATTTGAAGCTTCTACATTTATATCAAGAGGACAATCATACGAAGCATCTGATGGTAATCACGATGATTTAATTATGAATTTTGTACTATTTGGCTATTTTGTAACAAGTAAATATTTTGGAGATATGACGAATATTAATTTAAAAGAAATGATTTTTAAACAAAAGATGAAAGAGATCGAAGATGATGTTGTACCATTTGGACACATCGATGATGGATCACAATACGTTGAAGAAGAAGTAAAGAAACCAGAATGGGTAATAGAATTTGATCATGACGGACAGTGGAACAATTACTCTAATTTCTAAATTATATAAATATATCATAGTAATTGATAACAACCGTATTATGAATCTTATTAATTAGAAACCGAGAGGCAAACATGGCACTATTCACACCATCACAATCACCTGCGGTTGTTGTAAAGGAAATTGATGCAACGGGCGGCGTACCCAATGTTCAAACTTCCACTGGAGCAATCGTTGGAAATTTTAGATGGGGTCCTGTCGAGCAAAGAACACTCATATCAAACGAAGCCGATTTGATAAATGTCCACTCGACACCAGACACCACAAACACAATAGATTTTCATAACGCATCATATTTTTTGCGTTATTCAAGTTCGCTACAAGTTGTTAGAGCTGTAACAACTGAAGCAAAAAATTCAAGAGCATCAACACTACAAACTGGAGGAACTTTTCCAGGAAGTGGTGCACCAACAATTAAAAATAAAGATAATTTTATTTCTCAAGAAGGAACACTTAATTCAGCTAA